AAGAGGGCCCGATCCTGGTGCGCTGGCCAGCACAGTTGTTGGTGCTGGTGCTGGTAAACTTAGTGGTTCGATTGATGAATTCAGATATTGGAAAACTCAACGCAATGCTAAAGAAATTGGTATAAATTGGTTTGGACAAGTAGCTGGAGGAACTAATACAGATACAGCAAATACAAAACTTGGAGTCTATTACAAATTTAATGAAGGGATCGTCGGAAAGCATCATAGAGACTCTATTGTGCTAGATTATTCTGGACGCACTTCGAATGGTAGGTTTGTTGGATATGGTGAATCTACTAATCAACGTAATATTGGCTCCGCTATGGTCTCTTCTTCTGCAGCAAAATCAGAATTTAAAGACCCTATAATTTATTTTGACCATCCGGATGTAAAATCATATTATGATGACAAGGTTTTGTTAGGCGCAGAATATGATCATAGAAATCCAACTTTCTTATATCACACATTCCCAGGCTGGGTTGTTGAAAATGATAGTGATGGAGACGGCGAACTTAAAAAACTATCTCAGATAGTTGCAAGCTATTTTGATACATTATATTCACAAATTAGAGAAATACCAAAGATAAAGTCTATACACTATCCAAGTGGTAGTGAAAAACCATATCCATTTGTGAAAAATATGTTAGAGGACAAAGGATTTTTCTTATCTGACATTTTTACCGATGCGAATTTGCTTGAAGAATATTCTAACAAGTCCGAAGATTTTGATTTCGTTGAAACTTTGTCAGATGTTAAAAACAGAATATATCAAAATATCTATAATAATCTAAATTACATTTATAAAACAAAAGGCACAGAAAAATCAATAAAAGCATTGTTACGCTCCATGGGTTTGGGCGATAACTTAGTTAAAATTAATTATTATGGAAACAACCTGGAATATGAATTAAGAGACAACTTTAAATCATCGACGCAAAAGAAGCGAATGGCTAATTTTGGCACAAATAATGGATTTAGTGCAACAGTATATCAAGATAGTCATTATTACCCAAAAGGTGGAAATAATATACTGTCGTATATACCGACAAATAATTCTTATTATAAAACAATTCCAATGACTTTGGAAGCAAATATATTTTTTCCAAAAAAGTTTCCACTTGGTAGCAAATTTTATGAGAACTTTAATGAAACAACATCTTCTCTATTTGGTATGCACACGCCATTTTTTGATAGTACTTATGGTGCTCACTCAACAACATGGAGAACTGATGCATCATCTGCTAACTTAAGCGTCTATGTTGTACGAGACAAGATAGCATCAAATAATGCAAAGTTTTTTCTATCCGGAAATTTTGGGATCTTAAGTAGTTCATATTTTTATGACCTATATGATGATAATCATTGGAATATTAGTGTACAAGTAAAGCCTGAAAATGAAGAAACAGCGTTTGCTATTGAAAATGAACCTTTAGGCAATCCAGTGCTTTTGGGGACGGACCCAATAGATCCAACAACATCTTCTAAGAAAAGATACATAATGGAGTTCTACGGCGCCAATGCAAATTTAGGCACTGTGGCAAACTCTTTCTATCTAACAAAATCAATGGACTTTAGCGAAGCCACCGCGTATTTAACGAGTTCTAAAAAAGTCTTTGCAGGCGCACATAGAACGAACATGACTGGTACTGTAATAAACAAATCAGATGTAAAAATATCGTCTGTTAGATATTGGCTTAACAGCTTGTCTAAAAAAGAATTACAAAGTCACGTAAAAGATATTAAAAATTATGGTGTTGATAGTCCATATAGCAACTTTAAAGCATCGGCTAAGTATTTCTTGCAAAAGACAGCTAACGCTTTGTCTGGTGCTTATATACCGAAATATAAAACTCTAGCTCTTCATTGGGACTTTGAAAATGTAACCGGATCAAGTGCACAGGGAAGATTTTTTGTCGATGACTATTCTTCAGGGAGTGCAGAGTCAACAGTATCAGGAAGTGACCTAAATCATACAAGTTATGGTGTACTAAACAGCGTATTGAAATACAACTACCCAGGTTCAGGCTCGTTCTTCAAAGCTAGTGATAATTCTGCTGTTATAGAAGATTTTGTATACACCTCAAGACAGCAATTACCAGAGGTCTTAAATAGTTCTGATCAAATTGAGATCCGCGAGAACGATGATGATATTTATGTAAAAGGACAGAGACCAGTATCATATTATGTTGCTGTAGAAAAAAGTCCATATCAAATTATCTCTCATGAGATGATTAATATCTTTTCTACAATTGTAGATTTTAATAATTTGATTGGTGCTCCTGTTAACAAATATAGATTTAAATACAAAGACTTAGAAAAGTTAAGAGATTTGTTTTTTCAAAGAGTGAAAACAGGAACGAAATTAGCATCGATGGATTTTGATGACTTTTTAGAATTTTACAAATGGGTTGATTTTACAATCAACAAAATGTTACAACAACTTCTTCCCGTTTCAGCAAATGTAGCTGGAGATATAAGAACAGTTGTAGAAAGTCATGTATTGGAAAGAAACAAAATACAACATAGACACCCTGCAATATTGAAAGAAGCAAAAGTCGAGATTACTGGAGCGATGGCAACTGATGATACAAAGCAGCCAACTTTTACTAAAGTTCTTTTCAGCAAAGCGGCAAAATCTGGACCTGGCGGAACTTTAGAGTTAGATCCGACCACAACTGCCGGCGGCTATTTAGCAATTAGGAATACAAGAAATTCAACTAATACTGCTCGCGACGAAAATGTTGGTGTTTATAGTCGACATAAAAGACCTATTAGTTCGGATCATGCTAGTTCTGGTGTAACAGCAGTTGACACTAACAGAGAACAAATAAGAAAAATATTAGTAAGAGCCCAACAACGCCGAGCACATACTCCAACTGTACAAGGCAGTGTAGCAGTATCTTTATCCACGAACAATAGAAACATAAACAAAACAGTAAAAATTGAAAAAGAATCACTACCATATAGAGGCACATCTGGAGAATCAACAAGCGACTATATTGAAATCAATGCTAGTAGTCTTGTGGAAGAGCCAACAATTACTTCTCCCATCAGCGTATACACATCAGTATCTCCTGGTAAAAAACGCAGATCATTTGACGCGACAGTAAAAAGATATCAAGGCGCCTCTTATTATAGCGAAACCATTGACAAAACAACTCGCCTGGCGCATTTTGCAATTTATCAACATACCACCGCCCCAGAATCTTCAGTTGTCGGTACAAATTTTAAAGCTAAATATGAATTTACAAATTTACATTCCGATGGATATGGAGACATGACTGAAACTCCAATGCAAGGACCTTTCACAGAAACTTATGTCGGAGGCATGCAACATCGCCACTCGCTCCTGCTTGGCTTAATTACTGATAACATTGCTGTAGTTTCTGCACGCGAAAACATGAGACCTGAAGCCTGGCGGATTCGCTTTGACAGCAATGTTGCTAAAATTTACGGTCCAGGAGCTAGTGGTCCTCACTATCCTAGATCTTGGGTTTATAGAGATGGTATGGTCAAGCGCCCTGTTAATATTCAAAATATTCAGTCGTCACAATCGTCTCCTCAATTTTTCAAATATGGAAATTATCAAAGAAAAGATGAAGTAATACAAACGGCGGGAAGAAATGTAAATAATCGATGGCTTGTGCATCATTCTGGCGTAATATCAATAACTGAACCAGAATCTTATGCCGTAAGCGGAGATTATGATTTTGAATTAGAAGACAGGACATATTTGCGTGGCATAGAACAAGTCGGCTTTGATGGACAGTCTTATGATTTTAAAGATAAAACACGGACAGTAATTGCTGAAAAATTCTCTGCCCCTGGTGGACCAGAGGTTAATTCTTTAGGATTTCAAGATCGTGATTCGCGAACTTACAGTGTTTACAATAACTTAAACTACAGAAATCTTGCAGTTCGTAGACCGCATAAACAATTCTTAAAGAATAGAGAAGGCAAGTTCCAAGGATCTCCAGGATATGATAATATATTCGGATCCGCAACCGCATCTTTCCACAAAACACATAATAACGTTGCTCGAAGGATTGAAATAACTGGTCCAAGTCAAAGACCTCCAGTCGCCACATCTTCATATTATAACAATGCTTATGTATCAACTCCAATCCCCACATCGGATACTCAATATACGTGGATTACGGCGTCTTTAAGCGCGTTTGCTCCTGGAGCGGCAGCACCACTAGGCTATGCTCCTCAAAATGGCTTAGATCGCGATTATAATAGGGTTAGGACGGTTTTTAAATTTAAACAAACGAGCCACCAATTGATGTATAAACATGGCACAATGGCGGGATATCGAGGACCCGAGCCTGATGGTCTTTTTGTATATGGAGGAGCATCATCTGGCGTAGAGAAATTATTTATTGATTTTGCTGGTATGAACCATATTATTGTTGATCCGATTGATGAAAAATTAAACCTTGTAGGTTATGATCCAACAGGTTCATCGAATTTATACAGCTATTTAAACACTTCAACAACAGATACAACAACCACCACCTGGCTAAGTCCAAAAATGTTAAATTTGCTTTTATTGCACCGAGATGGTCCATATAAACATCCAACATGGAAGCAGATAAGAACTGGTGAACGTCGCATTGCTCGAAGACAAAGAGAGAATAATACGTTAAATATTTATGATGCACCAAAAAAAGTTGTTGATACTGCTAAAAATACAAAAGTAGCGTCTAGATCTACAATATTTACTTCCTATAAAGAGCCCGCAGTAACATCAAAATACAAACCTATTGGGCACATGTTTTTAGTCAAAGATGAAAATTTTGGCAATCTAGAAGCTTCACAAGAAGGTCAAGGATTAAAAACTGAACTAGACAGAAAATCAAACAACAAGAAAACTTCTGAAGTTTTATATCTTAAACACACATATGGTAACCATTTAGCAACTTTTAGTCGCAAAGAAATTGATAACAAGTTGAATGTTGTTAAATCACAAGATGAAATTATGTATGACGATTTGACTGGAATTTATCTATACAACGGACTGGAAGAGCATTCGTCTATTAAAAAGTTTTTGGGAATGAAATACGAAGAAAGAGTCTATCCAAAAGAACAAAATGAATATCTTGCAAGAACTTTTTCAAGACAAAATTATAAAGTTGATTTTTGGAGGACGCTGAGAGCAGATAGAACACTCAAAGGACAAGAGAATTCTTTTGGATTTCATCCAGGAATGGTTTCAGCAGCAAAACCTATAAACACATCCAGTATGTGGCCATTGGACGCCAGACTTAATTTTGAAACTGGCTTGCCAGTTAATTTACATGGTCATTCCACCTCAACAAGTCTAAACGCAGCAACATTCGCCCGCAGCGGAGAAGGTGAACTTCAAAATGATTATTCTATTTTCCACAACAGAACATCTCCCGGAAGTTCGGGGACAACTTTTATGCTTGCTCCTTTGTATGCACGCAGAATATTAGAAAACGCAACATTTGACATGCCTTCTCAGAAAGGATTTTTTCATGTTGCTGGAGATACAAAATGGGAAGCCGGCAAATTTTCTGGCAAAGAACCATTTCCAAGTGGCTCATACAATGATTGGGCAGAAGACTTGAGGCGCCAAGGAAAAGACCATTCTATATTGCCAGAGTTTAGAATTAGTGAGCATATGGATTTTTATATAAAAGATAAAAACTATAATTGGTTATCTGACAATCCTGGGTTTTTAACCATTACAGGTTCGGCACTTTCAAGTAGTTTACAGTGTGATTTCATGAAGACATATTCACATACCGATTTCCTTAAGCATTTTAATATTATTGATGAACACAAAAACACTTCGTTCAAAAATGATGACATGGATCAGACCGCGGTTCCATCAACTATAACATTAACTTGTAAAGCGTTAATGAAGTTCTTACCATATAATGGATTCTATCCAGCAACCAGAACATTAGAATTATCTAATTTATTTTCA